GTTGGAACGGCTAGTCGCTGAACGGAAACTGCTGCACGGCAGCAACCCGATCATGAACATGTGCGCGGCCAACGCTGTTGTGGAGCGCGATCCTGCGGGCAATCGCAAGCTGACCAAGGCCAAGTCTGCGGGCAAGATCGACGGGCTTGTGGCGCTGGCAATGGCGCTGGGCGCTGAATCGCAAGAGGACGCTGCTTTGCCGCCGTCGCCGTGGGACGATCCGACCTTCCAGATGACGGCTTGATAAGCGTGAAGCCACGGTTGGCCTTTAGATTTGCGGAGAAAAGGCTGCGTTCGCGTTACCCTTTCCATTTGGCCCTGACTGATGTATCATTGCGCGAAACCATGCGCGTGGACCTGAACTGATGGGCATCTTTGATCGCTTCCGTAAGCCTGAAGAACGTACTCTTGAAAACCCGAACGCACCGGTTTCTGCCGAAGATTTCTTGCAGGTTATGGGCTGGGGCGGCGGTTTGTCCGAGTCCGGCATCAATGTCACGATTGACAGCGCGCTTGGCGTTCCTGCCGTATGGGCCGCCGTCAACTTCATCAGCGGCACGCTGGCTGGCCTGCCCTTGCACGTCTACCGCAAAACCAGCAAGGGCCGTCAGCGCGTTGAGACAGGCCCGCTTGCTGGCATCCTGCACGACGTAGCAAACGATGAAATGTCGTCTTTTGAGTGGCGCAAATATCTTTTCGATCAAGTGTTCACCGGAGGTCGCTGCGTCAGCTACATTGAGCGCAAAGGCAATGGGCAGGTTGCCAACATTTGGCCGCTGGACCCGCACCACACGCGCGTTGACCACGTTCAAGACGGACCAAAGATGGTCAAAGTTTATACCTATAAAGGTATCAAGTATCAGGCCACCGAGGTCATCGACATCAGCTACATGCTCAAAGCCAACCAGCTTGACCTTCGCGGCCCGATTATGACCAACAAAGACGCGATCGGCTTGGCCATTGCGGCGACTAAATACGGTTCCAAGGCATTTCAATCCGGCGGCATCCCACCAATGACGCTGCAAGGCCCTTTCCAGTCTGGCGCAGCGGCACAACGTGCGTCTGAGGACGTTGCCAAGACCACGGCCAAGCTGGCGCGCGAAGGCAGGCCGGTCATGGCTATCCCAATGGGGCATGAGTTGAAGCCGGTCGGGTTTAACCCCAGTGAGATGCAGTTGATTGAGTTGCAGCGTTTCAGCATTGAGCAGATCGCGCGCATCTACAGCTTGCCGCCGATTTTTTTGCAAGATCTGACGCGCGGCACCTATAGCAACACCGAGCAACAGGATTTGCACTTCGTCAAGCATACGCTGAAACGGTGGATTGAGCAGTTTGAGCAGGAATTGAACCTCAAGCTGTTCCCGCGCGGATCAAAGCTATACGTCGAGTTTAATGTTGACGGCCTTCTGCGCGGCGACTTCAAGACCCGCATGGAAGCACACGCGACGACAATCCAGAACGGGATCCGCACACCGAACGAAGTGCGCGATATTGAGAACATGAGTCCGATGCCAGCAGGCGATAGCCTGATGATACAGGGCGCAACGGTTCCTATTGGATCGCAAAACCTGGGGGTTCCTGATGCTGTTATCGAATGACGACAGGGTTGACCCCGGCTGCGCTGCCGTGACACTAGACGCGGCCCCTAGTCTCGTGGTATCTTTGCCACATAGTTTGGAGGCCCCGATGGTTAAACCTGAAATCCGTGCGCTTGGTGAGCCTGTCGAAATTCCGCAGGAAGATGGTGGCCTCATTCGGGTCGCTGGTTATGCCGCTGTTTTCGGGCAGGAAACTAACATCGGCGGCTTTTTCACAGAAGTGATCGAGGCCGGTGCATTCACGTCTGCACTTGAGCGCAACGATGACGTTCTTTTCTTAGTCAACCACGATGGCCTGCCATTGGCGCGCACGCAGTCTGGCACTTTGCGTCTGTCGCAGGATGAGCGCGGGCTTTACATTGAAACGGAACTAGACATTGACGATCCAGATGTCCGAGCGATTGTTCCCAAAATGAAGCGCGGCGATCTGGACAAAATGTCGTTTGCGTTTGTGGCAACGCGGCAGACTTGGGACGACAGCGGCGACATGCCAAAGCGCATGATCCAAGACTTGCAACTTTATGACGTGTCAATCGTGACCACACCGGCTTATGATGGCACCGAAATCGGTTTACGTTCATTGCAGCAGTATCGCGATGAGCAAAACAAAACCCAAGCGATGCGACGCCTTCGGATGAAGGCCAGCTTGGCGAAATAGCAGCGGCTCCCGCTGTTACTGCCCTGTCCTGCACCTTGGGCAAGTGCTCGGACCTGATCGTCGTGATGACAGACCAGTTCCCTTAGATGGAGGCCCGTGATGGCTGAGATTAAAGAACTGCGGGAGAAGATGGCGAACATTGCCACCGAAGCCCGCTCCAAACTGTCGGAAGTGACAGACACCACCCCAGAAGCCCGCGCTGCTGAGATTGAGCGCGAGTTTGACGCCATGATGGCTGACCACGACAAGCTGGGTCAGAAGGTTGAGCGCCTGCAAAAGGTTGAGGCCGCACTTCGCGCTGGCGAAAGCATTGATCTGTCCCGTCGCCCAATGGCGGACGCAGGCTCTGCACGCGCTGTCGATGAGGGCTTCAAGATGGACTATCGTTCGGCGTTTGCCGAGATGATTGCCAACGGCGGCGAAGGTTACGTCGATCAGGAAGTGCGCAACGTTCTGAAAGAATACCGCGTGCAGACTGGCGGCACCAATTCGGCTGGCGGTTTCACCGTTCCAACTGAACTGGCGACCTTCATCGAGAAGGCAATGATTGCAACTGGCCCAATGTATGGCAGCCAGTTTTTCACTGTCATCAACACCGTTGCAGGCAACCCGTTCAACATCCCAACCGTTGACGACACCACTGTCGCTGCCGAAGCACACACCGAAGGCACACAGCCAACGGATGACGCTGGTAAGGATGTGACATTTGGTCAGAAGTCTCTGGGCGCGTTTGCATTTGACTCTGAGTGGGTTCGTTGGTCGGCAGAACTGAACGCAGACAGCGTCCTGAACATGGAATCGCTGCTGGGTGAGTTGCTGGGCGAGCGTCTTGGCCGTATCGCCAACTCCAAGCTGACAGTCGGTTCGGGTTCTTCGGACGTTGAAGGCATCGTGACCAACTCTGGTGCTGGTAAAGTTGCAGCCGCAACCAACGCCATCACTGCGGATGAGATCATCGACCTGATCCATTCGGTTGACCCCGCTTACCGCACTTCGCCAAACACCGCGATCATGATGGCTGACGCCACCTTGTCCGCTGTGCGCAAGCTGAAGGACGGCGACGGCAACTACCTCTGGCAGATGGGCAACTATCAAGCTGGCGTTCCCCAGAACCTGCTGGGCTACAACGTTGTCGTCAACCAAGCGATGGCCAACGTCGGTTCGGGCGTTTCTTCGAAGGTCATGCTGTTTGGTGACATGTCGAAGTTCTACGTCCGCAAGGTCGGCGCACCCGCGCTTTACGTTGCGCGCGAGCGTTTCGCACCTGACTTTGGCATCTTGGGCTACATCCGTTTCGACGGCGTGTTGACCAACACTGCTGCGATCAAGCACCTCGCAACTGCGGCGTCTTAATCAACTTCTTGGTGGGGCGGGTTATCCTGCCCCACTGCCTAAGTTGATTTTATAGGAGGCACACAATGCCAAAGGTTAAACTTCTCACTTCGATGGCAGGCATCGACTTTTCGCACAATCAGGGCGACGTGATTGACTGCAACGATGCAGAGGCTGTTCGCTTCATTGCTGCTGGCATCGCTGAACCCGTTGACGCGGTTAAGGTTGAGCGCGCCGTACAAAAGCCGTACACGCGCAAGGCTGCTAAAATCTCCGAGGACGAATAAGCATGCATCAGCCCTTGGCCAGCTTTGACGCTTTGCAGTTGCTCGAGGCACCTGCCGCGGCACCCGTCTTGCTGGCGGAGGTTAAGTCACAGTTGCGCATTGAGCATCCAGACGATGACTTGATGATTGACCGCCTTATCAAGACTGCGGTGGCTTACACAGACGCAAAAGGCGCGCTTGGTCATGCGATGATTACGCAGAAGTGGGGCCAATGGGTTAACAGCGTTCCGGCGCAGTATGTCCGGCTTGCTATGGGTCCGCTGATCGAGGTCACGGCGGTCCAGTATTACGACATCGACGGCGCTTTGCAGACCGACACGCTGTCAAACTACGAAATCACCGGCACAGACTTCACAACCCGGATCGGGCCAAAGTCTGGCTTCAACTGGCCCGTGACGCAAGATCGGGCCGACGCGATCCGCATAGAATACACAGCAGGCTACGGGGCGACATCTGCCAGCGTGCCGGAGACGCTGCGCCATGCAATGATGCTGCTGATCGGCCACTGGTATGACAACCGCGAAAACACGATGATGGATGAGTTGTCCAACATCCCGTATGGCTTTGACATGCTGGTCGATATGCACCGCAGGGCTTGGTATGGTTAGGGCAGGGTCATATCGTGATCGGGCTACATTCCAGCGCCTTGTAGAGGGCGCTGTTGACGATTACGGAAACCTTTACACCGGCTGGTCGGATGTGGCCACACGGTCAGCCAACTTGCGTGAGCGCACCGGCAAAGAGGCGATCCAAGGTGGGGCGCTTTCTGACGTTGGCCCAGCCACGATGCGGGTTCGCAAAGACAGCGTTACCGAAACGTTCACAGCAGCGGATCGCGTGCAGGTTCGGGGCCAGACATGGGCGATCAAGGATGTGATGCAGGTTGACGACAAAGGCACCGTTCTTGAGTTTCTTTTGTTGCGTGGGGTGGCACCGTGAGGGTTGTCGGCGCAAAGAAACTGAGCAAGCAACTGCGGGATCTGCCGGACGCTGTTCGCATTGATGTTGAAAAAGCGATCCGTCGCAATACAGAAGCCGGTGCGCGGATGGCGCGTCAGCTTGTTCCCGTTGAAAGCGGCGAGTTAAAGGGCTGGATATTTACGAAATACGACACGCAAGACGGCTTTCGCGGTTCCGTAGAGGCTGCGCCACCAACCAAGGAGGCCCAGATCAAGGCGCTTTCGGTCGAGTTTGGCCGCACAAAAGGTGATCGCGGCACAACATCCCCAGCGCCCTATATGCGGATCATGCAGAAGCACATGGCAAAGCGATTTAAAGCCAGCATCAAGGCAGCGGTTAACAAAGCTGCGCGGAGGGTGACAAATGGCTGATGGATTTGCACTTGCCCTGCAAAAGGGTCTGCGGGCTGCACTGGTTGCGAATACTGGTGTGATTGCATTGGTCGGCGCTAGAATATACGATGAGCCGCCGCAGAATGTGACGTTTCCGTATATCCGCTTTGGCGACATTGAGCCCGGCGCGTTTGACACTGACACGATTGAAGGGTCATTGACGGGCATATCCATCGAAGCCCACTCTCGCAGCGCGTCAGGCCGCGTGGAGGCCGTTAGCATGGTCGAGGCTGTCAGGGATGCGCTACACCGGCAAGAGCCGTCCGTGACGGTCGCTGGACATACGCTGGTCGAATTGATTTACCAGACATATTCGGTTACAAGAGACAATGAAGGCCGTGGCTACACGGCAGTCATTTCGCTTCAAGCGATGCTTGAAAAACCCGCCTAACCCCGCGCCGTGGGCAAGCGCAAACTATGGAGGCCAAAATGGCTAAACAACTTGGACGCGCCCTGCTTGTCAAAATTGGCGACGGGGAATCTAGCGAAGCATTTGCGAACCTGTGTGGATTGAACAGCAAGTCGCTGACGATCAACAACACCGCGATTGATGTGACGACACCTGACTGCACATCGCCCGAAGGTGCTTTGTGGACTGAAACCCTAGCTGGCCTGAAGAACGTTTCAGTCAGCGGCGACGGTTTCTTTGAAGACAGCACGACAGAGGCTCGGATGAACACCGTGGCGATGGCCGCAGACAACAAGGCTAACTTCCAAGTTGTTGTTCCTGACTTTGGCACATACGCTGGCGCTTTCCGCATTACATCGCTGGAGTTCGGCGGCGAGACAGAAGGCGGCGTGACCTATTCGCTGTCGCTGGAAAGCACCGGCGTCGTTACGTTTACGGCTGCTTAATGACTATCACGGCTGAAGCGCCGCGTGGGGGTGTCGTCGAGTATATTGGCGACACCTCTTATTCGTTTGTCCTGCGCAATCGTCAGATTGAGCGGTTTGAGGACAAGCACCGGGGCATCTTTGAGTTCTGGGATGGCGTCTTTGGCCGTGGCAAGAAACCATCCAGCACCGAGGTCCGCGATCTAGTTGCGCTTGGTCTGGTTGGCGGCGGCATGAAGGATCACGATGCGGACAAGGTTCTGGCTGCGTGTGGGCCGGGCGATCTGATGCACCTGTTTCAGCTTGCGCAGGCGATTGTCGGTGTGGCCTTTATGCCAGACGCAATGGATGAGGCGTCAAAAAAAAAGACCAAAGCGGACCAATCCCCAAAAGCCTGAACGTGCGTTCGATGATTAAAAGCGGGATCGTGATTGGCTTACGTCCTGAAGAAATCCGTGATATGATCCCGAAAGACGCTTGGATGGTGTTTGAAGGCTGGAATGATGCACACAGCCCGAAAAAGCCCGGTCAAGATGCAATGTCAGCGGATCAATACCGCGATTTGGTGAGGCAGATAGATGGCCATTAGCGCGGAACAACTAAACGTCATCTTGAGCGCGCGCGACCGTGAGTTTTCGCGGGCTATGGAACGCTCGCAACGGCGTGTTGAAAGATTTTCAAAGCAAAGCAACCAAAGTCTGTCCGCTACAGGAAAGGCTTTTAATATGCTGGCTGGGCGTGCAGCCGCGCTTTTGCCTGCACTTTCAGCCGGTGTTGTGGTTTCGCACATGCGACGGATTGTGTCTGAGGGCAACCGTATCGCTACGCTGTCCCAAATTGCAGGAACAACTGCCGAAGAATTTCAAAAGTTTGCGGTTGGCGCGCAAACCGTTGGCTTCGAAATGGATAAAGTCGCTGACATCATTAAAGATGTGAACGACAAGATTGGTGACTTTATCGCCACCGGCGCAGGCCCGATGGCCGATTTTTTTGAGAACATTGCGCCAAAGGTCGGCGTGACTGCGGACCAGTTCGCCCGTCTTTCGGGTCAGGATGCTTTGGCGCTTTATGTCAAAAGCCTTGAAGCTGCAAATTTGAGCCAAGCTGAAATGACTTTCTATATGGAAGCCATCGCCAGTGATGCCACGGCACTGATCCCGTTGCTTGCCGACGGCGGCTCTGAGATGCGGCGATTTGGCGAAGAAGCCCAAGAGTCTGGTCGCATTTTAAGCAATGAGACAATAAAAGCAACGCGTGACGCTGAAATCGCCTTGCAGCAGATGTCGGGTGAAATTAGCGGGAATCTAAACCAAGCCCTATTGGCGCTTATGCCGCTGCTTCTTTCTGCCAGCAGCAAAATTGCAGGCCTTACAACATCTGTAAGAGGCTTTTTTGACTCAATGGGCTTGGCTCGCGCCGCATATGATATTGAAGGCACCACCGAACAGTTCAAACTTCTTGAGGATCAAATTGCCCTGTTTGAAGCAGGATCACCCGATTCAGTCATTCCGATTAACGCTCTTGGTGGCATAGAATTGGCGCGAGAGCGTTTGGAAAAATTGCGGGCTGAACTTGCAGCATTTTCTTCAACGCCCGCTTCAACTGGCGAAACTGCTCAAATCGTAAGCGAAGCTGATTTGGCAATATTAACAAATGCCATTGATAAGCAACGCGAGTCAGCGCGCATTGCATCCATCACCGCAGAAGAACGTGAGCGCGCCAGAATTGCTTCTGAGGCCGACTTGCTTGTGCAGCAGGCATTGGCAGGTCTTTCTGGAACGCCGTTTACCGTTGAGGCAACAGCCGCGCGCATTGAGGCCGAGGAATTGCGCGCTGCATATATTGAGGCTGCGACCGCTGCCAGCAGCATCTTGAACCCAGTTAAGGCGGTCGGCGCTGCAACAAGGGACATTAAGCCCGCTGCGGAAAGCGCAACTGAAGCGTATGAGAAAATGCTTGCCAAAATGATTGAGGCATCCCCCGCGCTAAGTGCGTTGGGCTTTGACGCCGAGAACCTGCAAAGCACAATGCAGATGGTTGAAAGCAGCATGGAGGACGCGTTCATGTCGATGGTTGACGGAACAATGTCGGCCAAGGATGCGTTCCGTTCAATGGCCGGTTCGATCATTCAGGAATTGTTCCGCGTGCTGGTTGTTCAGCGGCTTGTGGGCGGCATCACGTCTGCGCTTGGGTCTCCTGCTGCGCCAACGGGTGCGCCTGTTGTGGGGGCCGCGTCTGGCCGCTCGTTGCGGTCTGGGCAGCCTGCTGTCGTCGGTGAGCATGGCCGCGAATTGTTCGTGCCGCAGACTGCGGGTCGAGTGCTGAGTGTATCGCAGGCACAAAGCGCGGTCGGCGGTGGCGGGTCTGTCATCGTCAACCAGACAATCAACGTTTCAACCGGCGTGCAACAGACCGTGCGGACTGAGATTAAGCAACTGATGCCGCAGATCGCAGAGAGCGCAAAGGCGGCTGTCGTGGACGCCAAGCGGCGCGGCGGATCATATGGAAGGGCGTTTAGCTGATGGCTTTGGTGCATCCTTTAACCCTGCCAGCAATTACCGGCATCCGGTCGGTGGAGTTTCGCGCGACCAACGCGGTGGCCTACAGCATGTCGCCCTTTACGTTCGCAGGGCAGGCGCACGCATACGCTGGGCAGATGTGGCAGTTGGATGTCAGCTTGCCAGCGATGCAGCGCAGCAAGGCGGAGACGTGGATTGCGTTCCTTCTTTCATTGCGAGGCCAGTTTGGCACGTTTTTGATTGGTGATCCGCGCGGGTGCGCATTGCGCGGAACAGCGACATCATGCACCGTCACCGGATCCGCAGGGGCAAACACAGTTAGCGCGACTGTGCCTGATGGCGAGACGCTTTTGGCGGGTGATTACATCCAGCTTGGCAGCGCAGCATCTGCAACCTTGCACAAGGTTCTTGCTGATTACACGGGAACGGGGGCGGCAGTTGATCTGGAAATCTGGCCTGCGTTGCGCGTTGCGCGGACATCGGTTGCTGCGGTTCTGTCAAACACGGTCGGCAATTTCCGCTTGTCGAGCAACGAAACCGGCTGGTCGTCGGATGAGGCTGCCAAATACGGCATCACGTTCGGCGCGATGGAGGCTATCTGATGTCACGCACGGTCCCCGCCAGTCTACTCACCGCACTGGCGCAAAAGGAGGTCCAGCCGTTCTATGCGGTGGAGTTCCTGTTCGATGGCGGCGATGTGCGCTTGTGGACTGGATATGGCGAACGGACGATCAGCGGCGAGACATACGTTGGCGGCGGATCGCTGCTGAACATACAGGGGTTGGGCGAGGTTGCCGATCTGTCTGCCAAGGCCATCACGATCAGCCTGAGCGGCGTCCCAAGCGAACTTGTGTCGCTGGCATTGCAGGAGCCGTATCAGCGCCGCGTCTGCCGGGTCTACTTTGGCGCGGTGAACGTGACCGATGTCGTCGAGGTGTTCAGCGGTCAGGTCAACCGTATGCCGATTGAAGACAGCGGCGACAGCAGCACGATCACGGCGACGGTGGACAGCAAGCTGGTTGAGACGGGCAAGGCCAGCAACCAGCGATACACCAGCGAGAACCAGAAGGCGCGCTTTGCGGGCGACACCTTCTTTGACTATGTGAACGCGATACAGGATGCGGACATCGTATGGGGCCGGAAAAGCGCCTAAACGCCTACCTGCGCCAAGTCAGGTCAAAGCCATTTCGCTGGGGTGAGCATGATTGCCTGATCTTCAGCAACGCGGCTTTCACGGCGTATCATGGCGCTGGCTATGCGGATGACCTGGTGGGCGGGTATATGGCCGATGGCGAGCCTGCGCTGCCGTCACGGCTGCGTGACCGGTTCAATGCGGACAGCTTTGATGAAGTGGTCGAGCGCAAGCTGCGACGCGTTGACTATGTGCCGCCGCGCGGTGCGCTGGTGGCGACCAAGCGGGCAGAGCGTTGGCTGATCGGTTACGCATTGGGCATCTGCGTCGGGACGAAAGCCGCGTTCCTTTCGCGCGGTGGTGTGATATACCTGCCGCTAGATGACGTCGATAGAAGCTGGGTGCTGCAATGAAGAATATGCCGTTCAATGTGATGCGCCATGCGGAATGGGATCAGGCTCCGCGCGATCCTGTGACCATTGCAACCTTCTTTGTCCCAAACATTATGGCGGCAGGTGGGACAGCCGCTTTTATCGCCACAGCTGTAGCTTACGTTGGCGTCAGCCTTGTCACGTCATGGGCGTTGCAGGCGCTGGCACCAAAGCCAGACATCGGCGCGCTTGGATCGAGCAGCTTACTTGTCAATGCCAAGAACCCTGCCGCACCGCATGACTTTGTTTACGGCGAGATCCGCAAGGGTGGCACGATTACCTATTACGAGACAACCGGCACGAACAACAAGCTCCTGCACCAGATCGTCGCGCTTGCTGGGCATCCCGTGGACAGCATCAACGACATCTACATCAACGATGAAGTTGTCACGCTGGATGGCAGCGGCTTTGTCACGTCCGCACCTTGGAACAGCAAGATCCGGATCCAGAAATATGACGGCACGCAGACCACAGCACCAGCCAGCCTACTGTCGGAAAGCAGCCAGATCAACGCCAGCTTCGTCGGCAACGGGATCGCCTATCTTTACATCCGCTACGAGTTCGACCAGGACGTTTTCGCCAATGGCCTGCCCCTGATAACGGCTGTGGTGCGCGGCAAGCGGGTGTTCGATCCCCGCACCAGCACGACGGCCTACAGCAACAACGCCGCCCTTTGCGTGCGCGATTACATCACGTCTGGCTACGGCCTGAACGATGGCACGATTGACGACACCGTGTTTTCGGCTGCGGCAAACATCTGCGACGAAAACGTGACCCTTGATGGCGGCGGCACCGAAAAGCGATATACGATCAATGGCGTGACATCGGCGGGCCAGACGCACGGCAATGTCTTGCAAACGATGATGACCGCCTGCGCTGGATCGCTGTTCTGGGGCGCTGGCAAATGGAAGCTGGTCGTGGGCGATTACGTTGCGCCTGCCAAAGTGCTGACGCTGGACGATCTGCGCGGGCCGATCAGCCTGTCAACACGGGTTGACCTGCAGGACCAGTTCAACGGCGTGCAGGGGACGTTCATCGACGCTGGCAACCGCTGGATTACCGCGGACTATCCGCCTATCAAAAGCCCGACGTTTGTTACGGAAGATGGCGGGCAGGAGACGCTGCTTGATCTGGCGTTGCCATTCACGACCAGCGCTGCGACGGCACAGCGGCTGGCCAAGCTAACCCTTTTCCGTGGGCGTGAGCAAATGACGCTGACCGCCGAATTCGGGCTGAACGCCTTTGACGTGGAGGTCGGCGAGATTATCGCGTTCACCAACCCGCGTTATGGATTCGACGAAAAAGAGTTTGAGGTTGTCGGCTGGTCGTTCGGCGCGGCGGAGGCTGGCGATCTGCGGGTCACGCTGACCCTGCGCGAAACCAGCGAAGCGGCGTTTGACTGGGACGCCGACGAGTTGGCAATCATCAGCAACAATACCAACCTGCTCAAGTTCACCGAGGTGCCTGCTGTTGGCGTAAGCGCAACTGCACGGACGCAAATTATCAACGAGAAGATCACCAACATCATCGCGGTCACTGTCACCAGCGGCAACCCTGCTGGCGTTGACTTGGTTGAGGTGCAGTTCAAGAAATCGTCGGACTCAACCTACATCAGCTTGGGAACAGGCGAGTTGGGGGTTTACGAAGCGATTGACCTGCTGGACGACCGCTATGACTTCCGTGCGCGGGCGATCAACGCCTTCGGGTTTCGCGGAGAGTTTGAGTTCCTGACGGGTATCGACGCCTTCGAGCCGACTGTTCCATCTGACGTGACCGCGCTGTTTGCTGAGGTCAATGGCACGACAACGCACCTTGAATGGACGCCGATCACCGATCTTGATCTGTCGTTCTATCGGATCAGGCACGCGGTCGAGGTGGTTGACGCAACGTGGGCCAACGCGACCACGGCGCTGGACAAGGTATCGAGGCCATCATCTTTTGCATCCCTGCCAACGCGCCCCGGCACATATCTGGTGCGGTCCTACAACAAGTTCGGCTTGGCTTCGACCAACGTGACCAGCGTTGTCATCACCGATGACGTGGTGCCTGATTACACGAACACCGACACGCAGACTGACAGCCCGACTTTCGCAGGCACAAAGACAGGTTGCACAGTGGCCAGCAGCGAATTGCGGATCACTGACCCGTCGGTTTCGCCATCTGAGGCGACCTATGACTTCTCTGCGGTCATTGATACGTCAACGGCCCGCAAAGCGCATGTCCGCATTGACGCGAACGTAAACCGCTTGGATACGTCTGCTGGCCTGTGGGACGATCTGCCAGGCTTGTTTGATGACCTGCCGGGGCTTTTTGACAGCTTTACCGGCGCTGCGCAGTTTGCTGACACCAACCTGCTGTTCTTCGTGTCAACAACGCCGGACGATCCTGCTGGCACGCCAACGTGGTCGCCCTACCAGCAATTCCGCGCGGGCGAGTTCTTCGGTCGGGCCTTCCGATTCAGAGTTGTTTTGAAATCCTTTGCAAACAATGTTACACCGTCAATAAGTGGCCTCATGGCCCTCGTGGAGTATAACTGATGTCAGAATCCAGCCATTCCGTTGGTAACGTATCCGCCCCCGCCTTCCGCACGGCGATGAACGCATCATTGCAGGCGTTGGCGTCTCTCAACTCTAAGGCAACCGCGCCCGATACGACATATGCGAACATGCTCTGGTATGACACGGCGGCGAACATCCTCAAGATGCGGTCTGAAGCTGACGATGCTTGGATCAACGTGGCCTATGTCGATCAGTCTGCTAATGCCTGGCGGGTGCTAGATAACACGCAGGTTGTTGATACATCAGGGACACCCACAGGGTACTTAGGCGTTCAGGTAACGTCTTTTTGGCAGTCTGGCGTGAGCACTAATGATTCCCTTGTGTCCCCTGCTAAGGTGAATGCGGCGATTCAGGCTTTGGTGCCTGCTGGCTACTCTGATGCACAAGCTAGGGATGCGCAGGCTGGTCATTCTGTTGGGGGAATTGGTAGTTATGTTCTGGGCGCGGCGGAAGTCACATTGGCGGCAGGCGCTACTGTGGCGGGAAGTTCAGTCAGACCAGCGGGGGCCTATAGAGATAATGCTGATGGGGACAGATATCAGACCACAGTAGGCTCTGTTTTATCTGGGACTTGGCGTTGCATGGGCGTAAATACAACATATGGTATCAAGCCGCTAACTCTTTACTTGAGGATTTCATAATGAAAACTCGCAACCCTATTTTCACTGAGAGCGGTTGGATTGACTGCGAAATTGAACACCCTCAATATGGCTGGATACCTTTTACCTGCGATCCGAACGATGCTGGCGCGGGGTTCGACACCGCTGCGCTGTTTGCAGAAATGCAGCCTCATGCAGCACCTTACGTTGCACCACCTCCCCCTCCACCACCCACACAAGCCGAACAGGAAGTTAAACGCCAGTCAGCATACACTACCGAAGCTGACCCGTTGTTCTTCAAGTGGCAGGCTGGTGAGGCGACAGAAGTTGAGTGGCTGGCAAAGCGTGAGGAAATCCGCACAAGGTTCCCTTACCCCAACGCTGGCTAACAGCGACCTTTCCACACGACCAAAATCGCGCTATAGTGCGCACATCTTTTAACAGCGGAGGCCAGCATGGCAACTCTTGATAACCGAGTGTTTGACAACGGCCTGACCGTTCTTGACACAGAAGCTAACAAAATCCTCATTACCTCGCAAGAGGCTACAACCTTCACTGAGGCCAATGCTACCTATGCCTTGGGCAACAGCACAAGCCTGTCCATCGGTGCGCCCGCAGATCGCGCTGGCGGTGGCCGTGAAGTTGTCGTGGCTGCTATCACTGACGGCTCGGTCACAGGCACTGGCACTGCAACCCACTACGCCATTGTGGACACTGTGAACAGCCGCCTGCTGGCAACAAGCACCCTGACAGCATCGCAGTCTGTCACATCGGGCAACACGTTCACACTGTCGTCTGTCGCCATCGGAATCCCTGATCCTGCTTAAAGGTTAACTAAACAATGGTCACTCTCGTAAATAGAGCAAAAGTATCCACTGCTACAACTGGCACTGGTCCAATCACGCTTGGCTCTGCTGAGATTGGCTACCAGACGTTCGCTGATGCTGGTGTGGTTGACGCTGATGTGGTTCGCTACGTCATTGAAGATGGCACCAACTGGGAGATCGGCACAGGCACATACACGGCCTCTGGGACTACGTTGTCACGCACGGTGCTTGAGAGTTCCAACGCTGACGTAGCTATCAACCTGTCAGGCTCTGCGGTGGTGTTTGTGGGGGCTGCGGCTGAAGACCTTGCGCCTGAGAAGGTGGGAACGATCACAGGCACAACTCTTGACCTGACTTCTGGTAACGTGTTTAGCTACACCCCTACGGCTGAAACTACGTTTGTGTTTAGCAACCCCCCTACGACGGGTACTGCCCTCGGATTTACGCTTGAGCTCAATGGTGAATTTATTGATGGCGGCTATGACCTAGCTAATGCAGAGCCACCTGCTTATGGGAGGTTCAGTGTTGCTGCTCAAGAAACAGCTCCAACTGGCGTATTCTTCAAACCTGATGGCACAAAGATGTATGTTAGTGGGAATAGCGGAGATGATGTCAATGAGTATGACCTAAGCACAGCTTGGGATGTTTCTTCAGCATCTTACCTTCAGAACTTCAGTGTTTCCGCTCAAGAAACAAATCCAACCGGCGTGTTCTTCAAACCCGATGGGACAAAAATGTACATTATCGGGACTACTGGAGACGACGTAAATGAGTACGACCTAAGCACAGCTTGGGATGT